AACACGTTGGAAACAGCATGGTTTGCAGTCTCCATACCGGATTCATGCCAATTCTCGGAGTCCACTGTAGGACCAGAGGACGCTGTAGCCTCAGAGCCAACAAATGTCGTAGTCTGGTTATCAGCGTTGCCAACGCTCTCACTCTCCCCTACCTCCGGAGTGGCCCTCGGAACCAACCTTTCCTGAGCGACAGGGATAACTCTCTTAAGAACTTGGTCATAAGGCCCTTGAGTACTTACGGCACAAAAGAGATCCGTCAACAAACCAGGAGCAATACCATCGAATACTTTTTGCATCTTACCTACCAACTCAAGAGAGCTGACGTAGGAAGTGCCGGAATGAAGGTAGAGGTGTTGGGCAGTAGACAACACTTGCTGGGGGAAAACCGAAACTGGATCACTACCCTCTGTAAAACACAATATTTTCTCTATAGAGGCTGGCTCCAAGAGTCCCACCACGCTACCACGCGATAAGCCAAATCGCCTACGCAAGAACATATACTCACTGGGCACCGAGCTCTTCTCATCCCAAACATCATAAAGGCGAATAGGCTCAGGCTTTCTATCCGAGGTGATAAGAAAACCTTGCTTCTTGAAGAAAGCTATAACTTCATCCAAACGAGGGAGAAGCTGTTCAGCCCAGACCTCTGGAATAGCAATTAAAGAATCATCTCCAAGGAACAACATAAACCATGTATCCAAAACAACGAATGGATCTATACCTAAGACAAAAGCAAAAGCTGCAGGCCACAAAAAACACTGGACAAGATAATTAATAATAGCGGTCAAAAAAGAACCGCTAGGGTGCATCCGGCCAGGCTCGATATAAGCATCAGCCCAAACCATAACAAACCAAGCCAACCGCTTAAGAAGTCTATAACGCATAAAACCCGCCCTGTTCAACGGCGGCAGCATGGGATCTACGCTACGAGTGGGGCCTGATTGCTCATGCAACAAAGAAAAGAAGAGAGAAATAAGACGAATGGCTCTGGGGTCTACATGGCCATCCATATGATCAAAATCTGCAGTAAGAATACGCGTACCAGGACCTAACTCAAGAATCTTATCATGGACTGCTCCAAAACCAATTTCCGGATCCAAACCCAAAGCCGAAAAATATAACAAACCTTTCTCCGAAATTTCGCTAGCAAAATCGGCAAAGTAACGCCTTTCCAACAAGAACTCGTGGATAGGAACCACAGTGAATAATCTAGTGGTACCTGCCAAAACCTTAGGTATAGCCCTAGGCTCATCTTTTAAAGTTGCCGCCGCAAGGGCATCAAGATTAGCAAAACACGTAGGATCGCGAGTGTCCCAATCCTCAGGGGCTAGAATGCCTTCCGCATTCTTAAGAAATCTCAAAAAAGCCTCAGTGAAGATGGGAACTTCTCCACGGACACAAGCCAAACCCTTAATGCCGCCCCATGCTCTATATGGATAACCGGCACTCTTCTTACGATCCATAGAAGGTAATCCACACTTAGTGTTTGGCAAGTCTTCATAATCCACTGGACCAGAAAGTTTGACCCCATAGGCTTTGAAATATCGCACTAAGGCATAGACGGCGTGAACGAGACCTGTAGGAACAGGGCGATCCTCACTAGCAACTTTGGCTAACTTGACCAAAGCCTTACGCATAGGGTCGACTATTTCTCCTTCCTCGGAACGAAAAGGATGCAACCGAGCCAAATCATACTCAGGATTTATTTGGTCAAATAGCCATGTTTTTCGCTTGCGGGCACTAACTTCTCGGCAAACATAATGATCAGTCTTGCCATAACTAAACAAACCCGCATTCTCTAAAGGCGTGGCAACCTGGGGAATACCGTGCAAGACGACATTCGACACTGGAAGAGATTTACGAACAAAACCCTCAAGGTCATAACCCTTGACGACATGACAAATTGCAGAAACAGTATCTTCTGAACGGGCAACATGAACACCTAGCACGGTTTTTTCCGCATTAGGGGATATGTTCAAATAAATCCCCCCACAAAAACCCTTCCTACTTGGCAAATCACACAATCTAATATTTTTAGGTTGCAAAGAGAAAACTTTTCCAGCACAGGTATAACCAATGCCCGGCCCATCCGCGCGACAAAAACTACCCTCAGCATATTCAACATCACCATTGGCATTTCGGACCATAAGCCGAGTGACTCCAAAGGGGGGAGGGTCATCACCAAACTTGGATAAATGGTCTCTACACCTCTCCAACCGAGAAGGAACTTTGGAAACAAACATTTCCACAACAGACATATCAC